GTTATGGAGAGTTAGGGAAGGTGCGAATAAGTACCCTCCGCAACGAAAATGAAACTTTTAGTCAATTAAATTCAATCACTTACATAGGCGTTTTTTTGCGTTTGGTGACTTATTCGCACCTTCCTTAGAGCCTTTTTTCAGGTACTGAGAGTAACTGGTGTTGAACGTAGCCAGCTCAGCAGGAGTGAGTTCAATACGTTCTTTCCCCTTGATATTGAACATACGTTTTGGCTCAGGCGCTGTAGGATCAAGCAGTCGCAGTGGCCCCCAGCGGATTTCGTTAACACCTGAGTCAGCGGAGGTAAAAATTATCGACCCTCCGAGTGACGTTTTTGTCCGAACCTCTGCTTCATGGTCAACTAATACCAGGAAGGCACCATCATTCTGACGAACCGGGATATTGAGCAGGTTCGCATAACGATGAGCATTCTGGATAGCGGCATCGGCAGCTTCAACACCAGACAGGTATGCTATCGCGGATGAACAGTTGCCCATCGCCAGGGCGACCTGCACAGCAAGGAGCGTAGCACCTGGAACACGGGGGGCCATAAACATGTCATAGCTGACAAATTCCGCCTGGCGATACCAGCGGCGTCCCAGCACATCGACCAGTATCCCGCCCGGTATTTCCCCGGAGGTCGTATCATCCGGATTGACCACGAACCTGCCGGCGATACGCTGGCCGACGACGTCGCGCACAGTTGCTGTGCCCGTGTAGTTGCGGATTGAGTCATAGTCCGCTGCCGTATCGCCCGGCTCAATCGAGCCGCCACCGCTGCCGCCCTCACCGAAACCGATCATCGTGCCGTCATTCCGTTGACCACACATCACCAGACCATTTCGATAGTAGATGACAAAACGCCATCCATCCGGCGGATTGTTATCAATGATGCTGCCGCCAAACTCTAACCCGGCATCTGAAGAATAGAGCTTCTGAAATTCATCAGCATACAGTCGCCCGTCTTTGTAGCCGAACGGTGAAAGACCATTTTTAAACACCACTGAAAATGGGTTTTCGCCCTGGCTGTCTATTAATCCCCTCACTGAATCTACAGCCTGACTGGACGGCATTTTTCGCCCGGTAGGCTGCAGCGTCCCGCCAACATTCATGACTTCGATCGCGAGCGCGCTGTCGTCCGGGCTGCGGTAATACGTGGTGCTACCCTCGGGGTTATTCGCAATATCCGCTTGTGCCGCCGCCAGCGTCATGTACTGCCGGCTGAGAGGGATCAGGTTCTGGCGGGCTTCCTCAACTACAGCATCCCTTTCTTTTTGTGAGGTTTCAAAGTCTTCTTGCTGCTGCGTTAGCTGGTTGTCCGCCTTAACATTAACGCCACGCAAAGTATCTAACTGTTCGCCTGTGCGTGTGGTAATGGTCTCTTCGCTGCTATTAACGAACTTGTCAATAGACTGCATATTATCCCATGCATCAGGCATGGATGCAGACGGCACAGGATTGCCGGTATCGTATTCACTCATGGTCGCCCCAATAAAAAAACCGGCATATGCCGGTTGATTGGTAATTTACATGCACTTAGATGATGTTATTTATTTTTGAGAACTCTTTGTCGTCATAGAATAAACCATCATCTTTGTTATAAAACATTCCTGGCTGGCAAAATATGTTTTCTTGATATTCCACAAGGTCTGCACCAGCGTACTCATAACCATTTTCTGCAATAATTATATTGATGACTATCCCGTTTTCAATGACCGCATAATTTCCTGCCATTATGCCAGCTCCTCAATGATAACGTAGCCATTAGCCCCTTTCCCTGACGCCCTGGCCACTGAATCATACGATGCACCAGCACCGCCGCCACCGGGAAAGAAACCATCATCTCCAGATGTACTGACGTGAGGAAGACCACCATAACTGCTGTGAGACGCTCCACCCACACCGCCCAAGGCGCCGACCGCCCCCTGGCCACCTTGCCCGACCACTGAAAAAATAGTCCCTACAGAGGGCGCGCCGGGAGTACCTCCAGCAGAATTACCCGTTGAATTGCCGCCCTTCCCACCGCCTGCAGAAATGCCAAGATCAACAATGGTAGTATCACCACCATCGCCACCGTTTCCGGAATTTCCTGCCACAACAGCAGCGCCACCAGCACCGATAACAATATTTGCTCCAGTGATGCTACTTACATCATACAAGCCCTCTACATAAGCCCCACCTGCGCCACTTGATGCCCCCGTCCCTGCTGTGTCCGTTCCCTTCCCACCCCCGCCTGCACCCCATGCCTTGATTCTGACTTTTTTAGTGCCAGCAGTTTTTACCCATGCTCCGCTAGCGGTAAAAACCTGAATGCGGAGCAGGCGTCCTTCTGCCTGATTATTAAGTGCGGACTTGAGAATATTTAGTAACGTGGCAATGTTTCCATTATCCAGGACATCGCTTCCTGTGCTATCCGCCATGAATTGCGCAAGGACGGCAGCAATTGTAGAGGATTGCCGTAGTGCTTTATTTACTTGTGCTGACGAGGCTTTGCCGGAAAGAAATCCTGATGCCAGTGCAGATAGCGCTTCATAATCAGCCTGTGATAATACGTTTGCCCCGCTACCAGTAGCGAAGGGTTTAAAATCGTTAGTCGCCATTAAAATCTCTCTCCCCATGACCCGCGGTCGAAACCAGCGATATAGTCATTTTCGATATCGAAGCCAAAAAACTGATAACCATCACTGACGGTCTCTATTTCACGGACACGAACTCCGGCGGCCTTAACCGTCATATAACCGTTTTGAATAGCCCACCATAGTTCGCTGTTAACCTGGTCAATTGGGTTAATGTCATAGCGCGATGGTACGTAACCTGCCGGTAATGCGATAAAGGGGCCTTTATTGACGGCGCTATCCAGAATTAACCGGTCTATTTCACTTAGGGCTACCGATGGGTCACCGAGTATCCAGATAGAAATCGACATATCCTGGTTGTCGACAATAGCCATTCGGATCCCGGACCCGGCAAGGGCGGTATCAAGAATTGGAGGAAGCGAGTCGTTCTGTCCATCCCAGTTGTTTATCGCCACTTTCACCTTCAGCATTAGCCGATATATTTCATCGCTTAGATCGATAAAACCGTCGTTTGGGTCATATGGGCCCTGCCAGACCCCCTGGTCCCAGCCAACCCGCTCGGTGTCCCACGAAAAATAAATCCCGGTTACCGGTGTGGCTACGCGCCGGGAGCGCCCAACCCATTCACCCACAACGTCGAGTTGCACGCCTACGGCGGTATCAATATCAAAATCGGGTATTAGCCGTGACATGGCATCGGAAACATCACTCAGTGGCCTGGTGGATAGGTCGACGTGGGCAAAGAACTTTGGTTTACCGGCGTGGTAGTTTGTTATGCGGTCAGTGTATCTGCTCATGAGACCACCAGATTAATATTGCTGACGGCGCAGGATGCTGACTGGTCAAAGGCAATATCCACGTTTGCCGCGGCTACGCCACCGGCAGACGTCCCGATCAGCAACTCGGTAATGTCGTAATACCTGGCATTACCACCACTGACAACACCAAGGTTAGCCGGTGAGTAAACGCGACTGAGAAGAACGCTGGCGCCGATTGCCAGTGAGTTAATGTAGGCAGATACAGCCGCCTTTATCTCTTCGCCAACCTGGGATGTGTAGCCCGTAAGAGGTTCGATAGTGATTTTGACGTAAATGGGTACATCGACCGGCCTTGAAAAACCTACCGAGTGAGGGTTTCCGTACTTATCAGGCACAACAATCACCGTACTACCGTAGGGTGTTACGCCCTGCCCTTTCACACCACGAATGCTGTTTGCAATGACCGTCGCATCACCACCTTCTACAATGGCGGCGATTGAGTGCGGAGGCAGGCCATTTGCATCAGTGGTATCTGTATCGTTCTCATACAGCTTGTGTCGCGTTACGCCGCTGATATTTGCTATCGCGCCATCTACCGCCTCAAACGGCGTCAGAGACGGTAAAGCAACGCTCTGTGATTGCCGGACACGCAATTCAGCATTTGTTTCGGCAGCAACGCCTACCGTAGCCGCTTGCGGGTTAGTTACTGATACCCAACCACGTGTCGGGGTGTTTATCTTATTGACTGACCCGGCAGGGGCGGCCACAGCACCAGCAACAGAACACGTCGCTGTAGCAATAACCGTCCCATCAATACCAATTGTCACCTGAGCAGGAAGATTCCAGATGATACCGTTGGCATCTTTCACAGACCCGTTTGTGATCAACGTTCCGGCCTCACCTTCGATCAGCTCATCTACCGTAGAGTTTGTCGCAGCACGGCGAGTGATGCCGTTAATTTTGACGTTACTGGTT